GCGCCGCGCGCGCGCGCGGGAGGCCGGGGCTGCTCGCCGGCGTCGACGCGCTCCCGCTCCCGGGGACCCTGCGGGGCGCCTCGGGAGAGCTCGGGCGCGACGCCGATCGACGCCAAGGCGCCGGAAAGGCCGACCACCTGGTATTCGGTCATGCCGGCGAACTTGCCCATGGCAGAGATCTGCGTCGAGGTGTTGGCGATCTGAGATTCCGTAGCCGCCGAGTTGACGCCGACCTTCAAGATCGAGGATGCGATGTTGTCGAAGTTCTGGCCGGTTGTACCCATGATCGTCTGGAAGCGCGCGATCGTCTCACCGGACTTGTCGAGCGAGAGATCGGTGGTAGCCGACAGCTTTGCGACCGTTTCGGTGAAGTCGGTAATGGACTCTTTGGCGACGCCCAACTGCCCTCCGAGGGCGGCGATGTTCGACAGGTCCTTGAAGTTCGTCGTCGTGACAGAGGCGGCCATCTGCTCAAGTTTGCCGCGTAGTTCGTCGGCGGATTTCCCGGCGATGTCATTAGTCCGCTTTACCTGTGCGAAGGCCGACTCATAGTCCATCGACTCTTTGACGACGGTAGTAAACGCGCCGATCGTAGCCTTCGAGATGTTCTGCATAACGGCGGCCACGTCGTAGAGGGCGTAGCGCATGTTGGATATGCGGGACTTCGCCTCTTCCGCCGCTCTTCCGGCCCGGTCGAAGCCCTCACCGGCCTCTCGTCCGCCTCGGCCGGCGCCGTCCAGGCCTTTGCCGATGTCGGCGCCGACGACCTTACCCTTGATATTGTCGAGGGCTTGTGCGATAGTGTTGATGGATTCCGCAGCCTCGTGGAGCTCGGACGTACCCTGTACGTTGAACTCAATAGTCTGCTTGATATCAGGCATCACTCACTCCTGTTGTAGTAGTCCATCCTCGTGGGCAGGTCTCGCTCTGCGTAGTCCGGCATGTATGGTGTCATCACAGTGTCTTTGCCCCACTTCTGCTTATCCTCATAGGGAGGTGGATCGGTGGCGCGGTGTGTGCTGACCCAATCATGCATCATCCTTGCTTTAGTAGCATAGCATGTTCTATCTTCTGCGCGCCATGCTATATCAGGGTCCGTCGAATGGCACAGCCAGATAGGATTACCGCACTTCTGACACGTCTCGTCCTTAACTGTCTTGTAGGCCAATACAAGCTTATAGTCCAACTCCGTCCAATGCCCGAAAGGGTCGGGCTGGTTATAGATGACGGGGGGGGGGGGGCCCGCCGGCGCGCCCCCCCCCCCGTCCTAACCATCGATAGAGCGCCACTCCCCCCTTTGTCTTGGAGGGCGTCTATCAGAAATCCACCGTCACCGCATTGTCATAGTCCGCCGACGCGCCCAGGAGGTTCATCGCCGCCACGAGCAAGCCCAGGTACTGTTCGCCGGGCAGTGCGTTCAGGATCTTACGGATCTCCTCCGAGTTGAACTTCCGCTCATCTGCATTGCCCTCGGCGTCCTCGATCTTGTACAGCGTCTTCGACAGGAGCGCCAGATAGGCCTCCGACACGCGCTTCGTCTTGTTCTTCGTCTTGTCCGCGCTCTCGATGCCGATCATCAGCTCTTCGCGCACATCGGCTGTCACCGACTGGAGATGGAACGTCAGCTTGGAAGCGTCCCGCTTCTTCACCGCTTCCTTGATCACGTCGGCGTCGGCCTGCTCTTTGATGAGCCGCTCGACGTCCTGCACTGCCTCGGCGTCGAGGTACACGACCTTCTTCGCCTTCGGCGCATTCGATCGAGACAGAACCTCGAAAATATCCATAGTTGAAATCCTCTCTACTGGGCGTTAGAGTAACGTCGTAAACAAGAATAGCACAGGGCGGAGAGGAGACGCCCTGTGCTATTCGCTGAGGTGTGCGTTATGCCACGGTCACCTTGACGGTCACATTCGCACAAGCGGGGTGGCTGACGATGACATCCGCGCTGCCCGCCTTCAGGCCGGTCACCACGCCGAGCGGGCTGACCGACACCGTAGAGGTGTCCTTCGACAGGTAGGAGCACACGGAGCGTGCCACATGGCCGTGGATCTTCGGCAGGATCGGACGGTGCTCGTTGAGGGACACCGTCAGATTTTCCGTGTCGGTGATCGCCGTCGTGTTGTCCTTGAAAACGCCGTTGACGGCCAGCTGGCCCTGCTGCAGGAACGACACCGTGTAGCGGGTCGGGTTGTCACCCTCCAGCGTGTTCTTGTACGTGGACTCGATCATGAGGAACGCACAGTACCACTGACCAGCAGCGATGGGCTCGCGGCCCTTCAGGACACCGCGCACAACCAAAACCAGGTCAACGCGGGTCTTCTTGAACATGTTCCACGCCTTAGCGTAGATCGAGTTCGCGTCGTCAGGGTTCGTCGGGTAGTACATCGTGAGGGAGCCCTCATACTGTGCGGCACCACGGGAAGAAGAACCCGCGGCGTCGAGCAGAGACAGGGACGACTGCTCCTTCGACGCCTTCGCGGCGGGGATCGTCGTGTCGTCCCAGTTGATCGCGTCACCGATAGCCACAGCGGAGTTCATCTCCTCCACAGTGATGGCGTTGATGTCCTTCACGGACGCCTTGGGGAGAACCCAGACGTTGACGTGTTCGTTGGAGAGTACTTTCTTATCCATTATGCGGCCACCTTCTCGTTGAGGACGAACGCGCCGTTCTGAAGGAAGTTCGGCTCGTACTTGATGAACCCGTTCGACTCGTACCCGTCGACCGGGTAGTCAGTCTGGAAGCGGTAGATGCTGAACACGTCTCCGACTTCGAACGGCTTGTTCGGGCGCTTGCCGATGCGCTCCACGATGAACAGCGTGATGTCGGGCTTCATCGTGATGTCTCGGATCATGTTGAACACGCCCTGGTCGTCCACGCTCTCGTCCCGAAGCGCGGTGAACTTGCCCTCGTACTTGGCGAGGGTCGGGTTCTCCACTTCGGAGATGTCGCAGATCGTTCGAGTGTTGTCCGTGTCGGGGTCGGTCTCCCCGAGCGAATAGCCGTCCAGAATCGCACACGACACATTGAACACCAGGTTGCGCGGGTTGTCGGTCGCACTGAACTGTGCGTTGAGTTCCGCCGCCGTAGGATGCTGCCAGTCAGCGAATGCCTCAGGAGCGGCGAAGAGAATAGTCACGTTGCCGCGAAGCATACGAACTTCGTTAGCCACTGTGCTTCCCCCTTTTCTCGTTGTCGTTGTCAATGAAACAGTCGCTACAAGGCTCTTCCTCCGTTATCGGCACCAACGTCCCGAAGAACTGAGCGAAGTCATCCGGGTACGTGCCGACGTCCCCGGTGTTCATGTCTTTGTAGAGGCCCATATGCACCATCCTATCAAATACGGTTTTTGAGGTTCGTGATAAAGGAGCAGTAGAGCTCGTAGCCGCACTGCACCACTTTGTGGTTGGTTCCGGCGTAGTTCAAGCCCTGTCCGCCGTGGACCGTGATCCCACCGCTGTTGTCCGGCTCGAAACCCACGAGCCCCCACAGGATGCGCTCTCCGATCTCGCGAGCATGCTGTGCGGTGAGGGCTCGCACATGGCACAGGAAGAACACCCTGTAGCCGTCGTTGAGCTGTGAGACGATGCTCGTCGCCTGACTGATATGCCCGGGCGTTCCGAACACGACCGCGATGTACGGCATCTTCTGGCCTTCGTCGAAGTCTGGGAGCGCCACCTCTTCGACCACTCGCTGGGGCGGCACCTCGGAGAGTTCGCGGACCTTCGCCATGATGTCGTCGATGTACTTGGCCATGCGTCACCTGCCCCACTTCCAGATGCGGCGAGTCTCCGTGTAGACCTCTTTGCGGGTCTTCTCGTCGAGCTTCACCTGCTTCGCCACTTTGTCGAGTGCCTTCATGCCCCACACTCTATCATCGCCGTACTCCTGGCCGAGGATGTAGTCGTGGTCCCAGCCGCCGTCGAATTTGTTGGATCCTTCGATCCAGCCGTACTCGACCGTCACGTTGTCGGGGACTACGACGCTCACGCTGTCGTGCATGTGGCTCGTCCAGATACGGCCGATCTTCCCCGGTACCAGAGCGGACGGGGTCTTCTCGATCGTCTCCTGCATCGCCAGCGGGATCTCTTCGGAGATCTTGTCGATGACGTTAGCGAACAGGTCGTACTCACGAAAGTCTTCAATGCGCTTAGCGTACTTCGTGAACTTGTTGGCTCCGATCTTTGTGCGTATTTTCATGCCTACGCCTCGGATTTGTTCATCGGTGTGTTGCAGATGATCGTCCGCTCGAACGACTGAGACGCATCGATCACAGCCGCTACAGTCATCAAATAGCCAACCATGTGCGGGGTGTCCTGTGTCTTCGTCACTTTGATGCGTGCAGCCATCGGAATGTTAAGCGACATCGTCGATCGGGGGAGCTGAAGTCGCACACGGTTAGTCGTCTGGGGTGCTATCTGGTCGTTCGCTACCTCAGGTTGGCGTATCGGCTGTATACGCGCTTTCCCAGAATATACGACTGCGCCATAATCATAGCTGTCAGTCTTAGCGTCGTATTTGATGTTCTTGCCATCGTAGATCGTCACCTCGTCGACCATGTAGCGTTCAACGCGTTTAGCCGCCATCGCCAGGCGGCCTTCAGCGATACCGGCCAAGGAACTCCCTCGCTCTCTCGAACACGTCGTCCCCCCTCATCGGGACGAGAACGAGCCCCTCGCCGTTCTCCAATGCGTCCCCCTGTGCGTCGTATTTATCAGCCAGGGCGAGCAGCGCTTCGATATTCTTGTCGCCGCCAGACAGCGTGAAGTCGTCGGCTTTGACGTTCTCGACCCCGCCCTCCGACACGAGCTTTGCGGCGTAGGCGCGCAGCGCGGCGGCCGCAGCTTTGAACACGTTCGTGTACAGGGCGCACAGCCGTTCGAGCAGCTTGGGGTCCAGGTCCACGCCGGGTAGAAACAGCTTCAGCTCTTCCACTGTTATCTTCGGCTTATCGGGCACTGCAGCTCCTTTCCACTGCAGGCAAACCACCACCCGGCGCCCACC